TCGTCACCAACGGTCAGGCAGATAGGACGTGGGATGTCTCAGACATTCCCAAGCATATTCGTATGAAACCTTGGGTCTCCCTGCGGGTCTATGAGATTCTCAAGGACTTCAACCCTAACTCCGTCGTCGTCCATCTGCGAGGCACTGACCGCCCTGACGACTCCTTCACCCAACACGCCATCACCACCGTCGTCCAGTTCCCCGAGGATGCGCCCGTCTATGTCGTCACCGATAGTATCCCCCTGTTCTACGAGTTCGCTACGGGTGTGCCTCGAGCAAGGTTGCTGAACCCTCGTGCTGCCCTCTTCAAACTTCCCGTCACCTCCAAGCAGGGAACGCATCAGACCAATCCTGCCCTTCTCAAGACCTACGGCGTCTCCAAGGAGGATATGACGATTGACTTTCTGGCGGACTTTGTCGCCATCTGGTCGGCACAATGGGCGGTGGGGAAACGAGCCAGCTACTTCTACAAACAGGCTCGGGAACTCGCAGGTCTGCCCTCGTCTGCGCTAGAGTCCTTCCTTCAATGGTCTCCGTGGCATACCCATCGCCGAGTTAAGGAGGAGAGCGGTTCTATTGATAGAAAGATTTGGGACTGATAGAATAAATGTATCGTATGGTCGGCGAAGGAAAGCGTGGTCGCCCGAGTGCGCTTGACCGCATGTATTTCAACCCGAATGCGCCTCCTGCTGCCCCGCCTCCGCCTCCTCCGCCTCCTCCGCCTCCTGCGGATATGGAACCGCCCCGCAAGAAGTCTCGGGGTCGTCCGCCTACCACACAGGCACAGAACCTGATGTTCATTGCGAACTCGCCCCCTCCGCTCGTTCCCCGTGGGTCAGGTATGAATGGCGATGAGATGGAGGAAGACTCGGAGGGTGAGGAGAAGGAGGGTGCGCCCTCGGAGGTGAATGAGTCCACCGAACCCCTCGCCACTGCCCCGATGCCTCCCGTTCCTGCTCCTGCTCCTGAACCTCTGTTCCTCAGCGCTCGTCCTATCGGTCAGGGAACGGCAGCGAACTTCCTGTTTCGGGATATGGGGTCGGCACTTGCCCGTATTCGCATCCCTCAGGCGGTCGAGCAACCTTACGATGAGGACACGAGCGATGAGCGGGAACTCGAGGAGGATAAGGGGAAGGGTCGTGGTATGATGTTTTAAGAAACCCAAGTCGGAAGGAAGGGAGGGAAGATGGTGGAGGGACTGCCTCCATAGACGCACATGCGTAAGATGTCCCGTTTCCTTCCGAGTTGGATTTGTATATGTTCTTGTATTCTTGTATTCTTGTGTAGTGTAGAGGTTCAACTGAATCTTACCCTATTCAGCGTTTAGCAGTAAGCACCCATCTTGTTCCCCTTCTTACCCGCACCCACAGGGCGCTCAAGGTCACGCTCAGGGGCGTGTGCCGCCGACCCCAGAATGTCCTGCTCCGTGAGGACACCCTTGATGATGCGGGAAGAACCCTTAATCGTCTCGAAGAAGCCCGACGAAACAGGCACGATGTAGAGGTTCACGCCCGAGGCAGCGATGCTCGTGGCGAACTGGTTGCCCACCGTGACGTTCGCCTGGAAGGTAAAGTTGCCGACCAGCCCAGGAGCCTGACCCGCCTGAAGGGCAAAGTCCCGACCAGGACGAAGCACAAGAGGACCACCAACCGTAGAGATGAAGGGAGACCCAATGGCATACGTCGCCGTCGTCGACGACGTCGCCGAAATCGACGTGTAGGCACCGCCCTGCTGGCGCTCACGAGACTCACCGCACCACGAGGGGAAGTCCATGTCGACGCCGTTGTTGACGGACATCTTGTAGAGCTGATACTGCGTGTGGTTCGCAAGGAGACCCGAGAAGTTGTCGAAGTTGATGCTAATCGCCTGAATGGGAAGCGTGAAGTCCGCAATCGTGCTGTCGAACGTCGTAGGACCCGCAACGCCCGTAGACGTCGTGTAAGCAGGGTTGGTGAACACACCCGTCTGTCCCGCCGAGGCAGGCTTGAGGTAAATCATAATCAGGTCGGGGATGTTCGGGAGCGTGATGGTGTTCGTCGTGATTACCGTCGACGAGGACGAGACACCCTTGGAGTTGACCGCCGTGCCGAGCGTCGAGGGGATGAGGGGAAGACCCGTCGTGATATAACGGGGGAACTCCATATACGGCACGATGCTCTTGGGCGGGAGCGGGACGTCAAGAGCAGGGGTCAGGAACTGAACCGAGAGCGAGGGCTGGTTCACGTTCGGCGAGTAAGCCGTCGACAGCGTCGCCCAGGCAGGAGTGCCGTAGGTCGCCTGCTGACCACCCACCGTCTGATACTGAAGGTCCGTCGACAGACGAATCGCACGAGCGGGAGTCGGCGTGAGGTTCATCTGAACCTGGAAGTTCTGGACACCAAACAGACCCGTCGACAGCTCAAAGGCATCACCGAAGATGAAGGGCGGGAGGAGCAGATGCTCCGAGGACTGCCAGCGGACATAGACGTTCTGGACACCACTCGCCGTGCCAGTCGTCAGGGGCAGACCCACGTTGGACGTCGCCACCGCCGTGGACGACGTCGTGGCGGTCGCCGTCGCCGCCGCAGGGGCGAGAAGAGGAGCGCCCGCAGAGTCGCAGAACCAGAACTGCGACCACGCACCGTTCGGCGAGTCGCCCGTCGAGTAGCGCTGACCATACCCGCCCTGAGGGGAGTTCAGGATGGCAGGGGCGGCAATGGACTGCGAGTTCGGCGGGTAGTTGTAGGCATACGTGTCGAGCATCGTCGGGCAGGTGCGCTGCTTACGGTGCTTCTCGAGGTCCTGAAGACGAAGCACGTTGGCGAGGACGTCCTGCGTGTTCACCGTCACCGTCGCATCGTTAATCGTCGCCGTCATCTGGGCGACCGTCTGGTGCGAGGGGAAGGCGGCAAGGGCGATGTCGTTGTAGGTCATCAGCGGACAACCCGTCGTCGGCGCAGAGGAGAACGTCACGGGAATCTGAATCACGCCACCGCTAATCCACTCCACGGCACGGTCAATAAACACGTTCTCGGACGGCACGATGACGTTGAACTGCTGCGCCGAAGAGTTCGCCGTCTGGGCGTTGAAGGACACGTTCGTCAGCGAGAGCGCACCCTTCTCCACGGCATACTTCGGCTTTGTCTGGACGACACGGGGGTCATAGACAGAGAACTTCGTCACCTCTGTCGTCATGGTTTGTGTAGAGGAGAGTAGATTATTTCTGGACGAAACGACGAACCTTGGACGTTCGGCGACGCCTGTGGCGACGCCTCTACTTCCGCACGAACCGAAGACGGAACGAACACGACCCGCTGTTATACAAGTTCAGGGGGTAGACGGCGTTCGTGAGGCGACTGCGCCACCCCAGCCGAAGGTCGAGGATCGTGAGTCCATCTTGACTCGGGTCGAGAGAGGGAAAGAGAGGCACGAGGGGCTTATACTGGATGAACCCACGCCACAGGTCGGCGGTGACGGCATCAATCGGCGTCTCCAGCAGAACCTTCTGCGCCGCACCCGAGACACCCGACGTGCCACCTGCGTTGCTTCCACCCAAGACGACAGGGTTCGCATTACCCTCGAAGCGGACGGGAATCTGCGTCGTCGTCAGCACCAGAGAGGCAACAGGAGACCACAGAGTTCCCGTGCTGATAAAGTCCTGCGTCTCACGGAAGTAGTAGATGACGGGAGCAGTCGTCACTGCCCACGGCTGAGGCAGGGTGAAGACGCTGTCGCCACGGACGTCGGGTATGACGTTCAGGATGTTCTCGGGGTAGTAGTTGGGAGCTGCCGTGCTTCCCGCCACGAACAAGGACGATGCCGCCGTCGGTGTCGCAACCGTGCTGGACGTGGCGATGTAGGAATACGAGTTCCCCGTGTTGCCGACCACCGTTGTCGCACCTGCCGCACCACCACTCGAGGCAGCCGTGACCGACAGAAGCGAGGACGACCCACCAAAGTAGATGGTGTCGAAGTTCGTGATGAGACCCTCGAGGTTCGTGTTGTATCCGACGAAGGAGAACTCGCTGGTCATGTAGGAGTTCCCCAGGTTGCCCGTGGTCGTCGTCGACGCACCATAGGGAGCGAAGGGCTGGAAGGGGTCAGACACACCCGCCGAGGCAGACGCCACGTTGCCGTCCGTCAGCACAACCGAACCATAGGGCAGGTAGGAGGTCAGACTATCCTGACACAGCGAGAACAGACCCGTCGAGGCGTTGAACTCAAAGAAGGGGCAACGAGTTCCGCCCTTACCCGCACCCACCACCGCAAGAACCTTCGCCATCACATCACGCCACGCAGCCGTCAGGGCGTTATTCATCAGGTCGCACCAGTGTCCGTAGGAGTAGAGGAAGTAGTAGTTCGTCGGCAGCTGGTTCGGGGTTGCCGTGGTCGGCACAATCGTGAAGGGCGCTTGGTTCTCGGGAATCCACGTAATCGGCACGGTTGCCGTGAAAGAACGGGCAGTGCCACCCTGCGTCGTCGTGATGCCGAAGGTGATAGTATAAATCGTGAGGTTGATGTCCGACCCGACCGCAATCTGCGGGACAAAGATGGGGAGCGTCTTGGTCGCTCCGTTCAGCGTGAAGTTGTCGACACTCACGACATACTTGCCCGTGTCCTTCAGCAGGGGGAACTGGCGTGTATCCTGAAAATATACCGCTGGGTCATCTGTCGTCTGGTTCGTCGCCACCGTGTTATTGACGATGGTCGCATTGTAGTAGACATACTCGCCGTCTGCCGAAGACCCCGAAATCACGTTCTGGGTGAAGGACATTTGTATTGTGCTTCGGTTATTCTTTCACAAGAAACTCCGACCGCCTGTGCGTGTGGCATATGCGCTCAGCCCCTCATGTTCCTTTCGTGCTTACTCACAATGAAGGTTCTTTCCCTCTTTGATGGGATTTCGTGCGCTCGGGTTGCCTTGGACCGAGCGGGTATTCCCGTCGAGTCCTACTCGGCATGTGAGATTGATAAAAACGCCATCAAGGTCAGTCAGAAAAACTACCCTGACCTCGTGCGTCTGGGCGACGTGCGTGAGGTGTGTGGCGGATGCGAGAGCTACGACCTTCTGATTGGAGGGTCGCCCTGCCAAGACCTCAGTATCGCCAAGAAGGACAGAAAGGGTCTGGACGGCAATCGTTCCTCGCTCTTCTGGGAGTATGTCCGCATCTGGAAGACCGCCAAACCCCGCTGGTTCGTTCTTGAGAATGTCGCCTCGATGCCGAAGAAGGATAGGGATATTATCACCGCCGAGATGGGTGTTGAACCTGTGATGTTTAACGCCTCGCTGGTCTCCGCTCAGTGCCGTAAGCGTCTCTTCTGGACGAACATACCCTTTGTCCTGCCTCCCGACCGAGGCATTCTTCTCAAGGACATCCTTGAACCTGATGCTGAGGTGGATGAGCGTATGACCGTCATGGGTGGAAAGTCCGCCTGTCTGGATGCGAACTATCATAAGGGGTCGTCCGTCGAGCATTCCATTTCCAAGAAGGTCAGGACACAGGTCAAGTTCACGCCAACCGCTCAGACAGGGCGCAATGAGACCAAGAAACTTGGGTATGTTGGTGAGAACGACCATCAGGCAAAGCGAGTGTATGATGAGGAGGGCAAGTGTCCTGCCCTGAACGTGGTGTGTAATAGCATGGTGAAGTTGGGACACATCGGCAACACCGATAGTCAGACGAATCGGGTGTATTCCACCGAGGGCAAGGCACCGACGCAGTGTAAGGGTCCGAGTGGAGGTGCTACTCCCACCCTCATTCAACTGGGACACATCGGCAACACGAACTCGCAGGGCAATCGTGTCTATGACCCTGAGGGCAAGAGCGTCACCCTGTCCGCCAATGGTGGAGGGGGTGGAGCAAAGACGGGTCTCTACAAGGTCAGCACTCTTCCCATCTACATTCCCGAGGGCAATAGCACCAACAGCACCGCACCCATCCGCACGGGAGCAGAGATACGCCGTAAGCTAGTCAATGGTGTCCGAGCAGATTATAACCCTGATGCCGAGGTTCTCCGTCGTATTGAACTTCGCAATGACGACAAGTGCGGGACTCTCACCACGGTTCTCAAGGACAATCACGTCGTCGAGGTCGCCACCACCCGCATCCGCAAACTCACGCCCATCGAGTGTGAGCGTCTCCAGGGTCTTCCCGACCGATATACCGAGGGAGTGGCGATGACCCATCGCTACAAATGCCTCGGCAACGCCTTCAACGTCGATGTCGTCGCTCATATTCTCTCTGCTATTCCCATACAAGCGGATTGATGCTGGGACGCCAGACTCGACTTCGTCGTGCCTTCTCCGTCTCCAACATTTCTCGTATGGTATGGGTCGCATACACACCTAGCATCTTTCCCATTCAGACTCGACTTATAGAAGTCCCCATAACATCGTTTAGGGAGTAAATACTTAATCTAGCAAGTAAGACAAATGAAGAACGTGTCCGAGTTTATGATGAACCTCCACAAGGAACTCATGTCCGTGCGGGGCGTGACCGACAGCACGGCATCCCAGCAGATTCGCAGTCTCTATTCCCTGAATAGTCTGCGCCCCTTCACCAATCTGGCGTGGTTGAAGAACAAGGAGAGCGTCGCCGAGCGCCTCAAGGAGTTTGCCCCCTCAACCCAGCGGTCGATGCTGGGGACGGTGGTGGCGGCGTTGTCCCTGGTGAAGGACAAGGCGACCTACAAGAAGATTTATGCGCACTACTACTCGGAGATGATGAGTGCCGTGAAGGAGGGCAAGGAGGTTGACCCGTCCGTCAAGACCGAGACACAGGAGAAGAACTGGTTGCGTTGGGATGTCGTCCAGGCACACGAGGACCGCCTCACCGAGGAGGTCAAGGCGTTTGCTCCGAAGGCAGAACTCACGCCTGGGAAGTGGGATGTCCTACTCTCCTTTGCGGTCCTCTCCCTCTTTACGAAGTTCGACCCTCGGCGGAATCAGGACTACCAGCTGATGTATGTAGTCAAGACACCCAAGCAGGTAGTGGATAAGGAACGCAACTACTATGTTCTGGATTCCCACCAGTTTGTCTTTCAGAAATATAAGACTGCCAAGGCACACGGCACACAGACGTTTCAAGTTCCCGAACCACTCGTTTCTGACCTCAACCTCTACCTGTCCTTCCACCCCCTTCGCAAGACCAAGACTGCCTACCCCCTCCTGACTCGCCTCGACGGAGCGCCCCTGGTCGCCGTCAATAGTCTCACTCGCATTCTCAATCGCATCTTTGGGAAGCACGTCGGGTCCAGTATGCTCCGCCATATCTTCTTGTCTTCTAAATACGATATTACGGATATGAACGAAACGGCGGACAGGATGGGACACACGGGGACGACCCAGCGGGACTATCTCAAGGGCAACTCGGGCGCTGG